TGGAGATTTGTTTGTGAATTAAATAAACGTGGCTTCTTCGAAGATAATACAAAAAAACTTCATATGTTAGGTATGCTTGATGGTCCAAATGAGATAGGATTAATGAAAGAGTTTCTATCAGAGTTTTCAAGTTGGGATTCATCAGCTGCAGTATGGGCTGGTTTAAATGGTATAGAGTTTGATGATACACCAACTGGTTTGATTGATGGTAAGTTTGAGAAAGAAGTATATTTTGATCATGACACTGCTAGACTCAATGAAATAGCATATGCAACTAGAAACTTAAAATACATAGATGGGATGATAGATGAAGTACTCAGAGGATAAAATAATTAAAGATATACAAACGTATATCGAAAATACGTATGGTGGCCATTATGTTGGTAAAGATCAAGTGCAGATTGTTGATCTTTGGGAAAGCCTTGGAAATGTAGATACAACAGCTAGAGATGTTGCAATGAAGTATCTAATGCGGTATGGAAAGAAAGATGGTTATAATGAAAAGGATTTATTTAAAGCTATTCATTATATTGTAATGATGATACACTTTAGGAGAAAAAATGAAACACATACAGAGTCCTAACTCTAGATCTACACTAACTAATGTACAACAAAAAGATATACAACCTAATGCAGTAGATTTAAGATTAGAAAAAATATTTAAAGTCGCAGATAGCGATTTTGTTATATCTGAAGATCACAAACAACATAGAGGTTCTATTCCGATAGATCCAGATAAAGATGGTTGGTTTTATTTAGAACAAGGTCATTACGAAGTAGTTATGGAAAATACAATCAATGTCGGAAGGGATGAAGCTGGTTTCGTAATTACAAGAAGTACATTGAATAGAAATGGTTTATTCTTAACTTCGGGTTTATATGATACTGGTTATAATGGTATAATGGCTGGTATGCTTCATGTAACAATTGGCTCAGCTAGAATAAAGAAAGGTACAAGGATAGGTCAGTATTTGAACTTTGAAGCAGAGAGTGTTAAAGTATATGATGGGTCTTATGGTACAGGTAAGGAGCATGATAAAAAATATGGCTAAATTTTATTCAACAAAAACATATGGTAATGATAAAGGACTCTCTTGTTGTTTTAGACAATGGGGTGCAACTCATAGCCATTGTTCGTTATTACATGGTTATTCAATTGGTATAAAGATTATATTTGAATGTGAAGTATTAGATGAAAGAAATTGGGTAATGGACTTTGGTGGTTTGAAAGAGTTTAAGGCTTGGTTAGAGTATATGTTTGATCACACATTGTTAGTAGCAAAAGATGATCCACATTTAGATATACTAAAAAAACTTGATACTGCAGAAGAATATATTGGTCCAAGTGGTATTGGTCCAGGTCAATTTAAAGAGAAAACTAAATTAGCAGATGTAAGAATAGTTGATGGTGTTGGATGTGAAAAGTTTGCTGAAATGATATATCAAGAATTAGAAAATTTTATTAGTGTATGGAAGGATGATGGAACACTTCTTAACGAGACAGTAAGAGTTACTTCAGTTGAAGTATTTGAGCATGCTGGTAATTCAGCTATCTATCAAGCATGAAGGTAGCTTTAATAACAGACACTCACTTTGGGGCAAGAGGAGACAATGTTGTCTTTGATGACTTTTTCAAAAAGTTTTATGATAACATATTTTTTCCGGAGTTGGAGAAGAGAAAGATAACAGACATAATTCATCTTGGTGATACATTTGATAGAAGAAAGTACATCAACTTTAACTCTTTGCATTCTTGTAGAAAGTATTTCTTTGACAAAGTTCAAGGAAAGTATGAAACTAAAATGTTAATTGGTAATCATGATACATTCTACAAGAATACCAATGAAACTAACTCTCCAGAACTTTTGTTAAAAGAATATGATTCTATTACAACATATTCTGAACCAACTGAACTTATATTGGACCAATTAAAAATTTTATTTCTTCCTTGGATATGTGCTGATAACTGGGGCAAAGCTAACAATCTAATTGATAAAAGTAATGCAGATGTTGTCTTTGGTCATTTGGAGATAGCTGGTTGTACTATGTTCAAAGGTCAAACAAATTATGAAGGACTGGATTCAAAAAGGTTTAACAGATTCAATTTAGTTTGTTCTGGACACTATCATCATAGACATAGTATTGGGAACATAACTTATCTTGGTAATCCATATGAGATGTTTTGGAATGACTTTGAAGATCAAAGAGGATTCAATATATTTGATACAGAAGATGGAAGTTTAGAATTTATTTCAAATCCATATACTATGTTTAAAAAGATATATTATAACGAAGAGAAAGAGTTACCAAAGCCAAGTGAATTCAAAGATAAAATTGTCAAGGTAATAGTTCTTAATAGAACAAATACTTCAAAGTATGAAACATATATGGACAATCTATATCAGGCTGGTCCTATTGAAGTAAAAATTATAGAAGACTTTTCTGAATTTGAAGCTGATGTATTAGATGATGATACTTTAGATTTATCAGACACATTGACATTAGTATCGCAATATGTAGATAATCTAGATTCTGATGTTGATAAACCAAGACTCAACACATTAATGAAATCTCTATATATCGAAGCTCAACAATATGATAACATTTGAGAATGTAAAGTGGAAGAACTTTCTTAGTACAGGCAATCAGTTTACAGAAGTACAACTTAACCGATCTAAGACTACGTTGATTATGGGGGAGAATGGTAGTGGAAAATCTACTATTCTTGATGCGTTGTGCTTTACATTATTTAATAAACCATTTCGTATAATTAAAAAGTCTCAACTTCTTAATAGCATTAATCAAAAGAATTGTGAAGTAGAAGTGAACTTTGTTGTTGGTAAAAGTAGATTTAAAATTGTTAGAGGAATGAAACCAACAAGGTTTGAGATATATCGAAATGATGAACTATTCAATCAAGATGCAGCTGCAAGAGATTATCAGAAGTTTCTTGAGCAACAGATTCTAAAACTAAACTACAAATCCTTTACACAAATAGTTGTATTAGGTTCTGCATCATTTACTCCTTTTATGCAACTATCAGGTAATGCAAGAAGAGAAATCATAGAAGATTTATTAGACATAAAAGTATTCTCTACAATGAATGAAGTGTTAAAAGATAAAGTAACTGATTCTAAGATAAGTATATCTAAGTATGATAATGATTTAGAGTTAGTTAAAAGCAAAGCAGAAGTTCAGAAGAATTATATCAAAAAGCTACAAGATGATAAAAAGAAAAAAAATGATCAGTTAGAGAAAGATATTAAAGAGCAAGAGCTATTGAAAGAATGTCTTAAAAAAGTAGTCCTTCTTGAGGTAAAGAAGATAGGTGATAAAGATGTTGTACAAACTAAACTATCAAAAGTTATTAAGTTAAGAGAAAAGCTATACAGCAAGAAAGATAAATGTGAAGAAGAGATTAAGTTTTATAAAGATCATAATGAATGCCCAACATGTGAGCAGACACTTAATGAAGAAACTAAAGATAATCATATCAACAAAAACAACGATAAGATTAATGAATATGTAAAGGCACTTGCAGAATTATTAGAACAGTTAAAACCATTACAAGATAGGTTTAATGAGATAATAGATAAAGAAAAATTCATTGGTGAAACTAGGTCTGAAATACGTACGCTTGAGAACGTAATAGACCGCCTTAGAGGTGAAGTTAAAGGTGAAGCAGTAGATGACGTAGATGTTGAAAAAGAACGTCAAAAACTAAAGAATTTAGGGAAAGAAGGCATATCTATATCCAAAGAAAGAGATACAGTAATTGGTGACAAATATTACTTAGATGTTGCTTCAATTTTATTAAAAGATACAGGAATCAAAACAAAGATAGTAAGACAATATCTCCCTGTTATGAACAGAATAATTAACAAATACTTACAAGCAATGGATTTCTTTGTTTCGTTTGAAATAAATGAATCTTTTGTAGAAACAATCAAATCAAGACATAGAGATGACTTTTCATATTCTTCATTTAGTGAAGGTGAAAAGCAACGTATCGATCTTGCTTTGATGATGGCGTGGCGAACAATTGCAAAGATGAAGAATTCAACTAATACAAACTTACTCATACTTGATGAAGTATTTGATTCGTCATTAGATACAAGTGGTACCGAGTTGTTGCATCAAATACTCGGAACATTAGATAATAATAGTAATACATTTGTAATTTCACAC